GTCATCTTGTGAAATTGGGCTTGAGGTCGAGTGACTTTAGCTTTTATGATTCTAGTCTGTGCCATCTTCACCTACTGTAAATTCGATCCCTGCTACTGGAATATCTGCGTTATCTGAGACAATCACTTTATCTGTGAAGAGCTGCATATTCTTACCGAATAGCTCTAAAGCCCTTAATTTGTCCTTTGGTGTGTACTTCTTTTCAGGCATCGGAACATTAGCAATTGTGGCTAATTCCCTTAGAACGTCCTCGGCTGTCATCGCGACTTTTTTAAGCTCTTTACCCATCTTTTCTTCAATGGCTTCCCTGATTGCAGGTCTTTGCATGTTCTCTTGACCTGTTCGGTGTGCAGTCTTCGGGGAATAGCCGGCTGCACGCGCTGCACGGGAGGCGTTTTTGTCTATAACATACTCTTCTACAAAGAGTTTTTGTTTCGGGGTCAGCTTGGACCCCTTTGCAGGTTTTGGCATGATTGTAAGTATAGAGGTTTAAGAGCTAAACAGCAAAAGCAAGTATTGTCATGAGCGTCCCGAACCATACCCCAAGCAGAAAAACAATTAAAATATTGAGAGGGGTGTCGCTCATTTTTCGCTTCCTATCATGTTCATGCAATGCAAAATCATACCCCTGAATTCATGTAGGGTTATCGACTTTCGTACTGCTACCGAATAGATTATAGGTCGGTAAAGCGCCGGCTTCTCGACTCTGATATAGCGCAATGAGTCATCAATGATTTTAACTGACCATTTCATTCCCTGCTCCTTTTCACTCGTGCCGCTGCTTCACCTGCTAAAGCAGCGTAAGCCGCCATGTCTTCATAGGTATCGCTCTTAAGTCCTCCCTGTCGGCTTCTCGCTTGCTTTAACTGCATCATGAACACCCAACCGTCAACTTCAGTCAGGTTATGCCCGGTCAAAACGTTAAAAATTTCCACCGTCTTGGTGATGGAACGTTCACCGCCCTCGGAGTCGTATTGTTTGCCCCGTTTTTGGAGCAATTTTCGAGCTTTCTTCAGGAATTTAGTTGCTTTCATCTCCGTTTCGCCTTTTAAATCAATTTTAGGCCACTTTTAAGCCTATTCTGTGGGTTTTCTGGCCATACCCTCTAGGTAGGCCTAGGGTAATAAGTACAGCCCTTAAATCGGCTTATTTCGCCTCTCTCATGAGCCGATCTAAAACCTTACTGGGGCGTTCGTTGAGCTCAGAAGCGAGTTTAATAATATTCTCCTTCGCTTCCGGGCTGACTCTCCAAGCCAACATAGTTTTTGGATCTCCGTTTTTGCGCCCCTTCGGTCGCCCTGGTTTAGCCTCGTTCATGTTTCCGCCTTTGAAGTTTTGCCGCCCTGGATCGAGCGGCTTTTTGAGTTTAGTGGTTTTCCGCAACTCCGAGGTCTACCGCCAATGAAGGGTTTTTTACAGTTAGCAGTTTCGCGAACTTTTGGGTGAGTAGTGATTTCGCGTAGCTGTTTGGGAAAGCCCTTGAAGGGGGTCGTAGTGTGCTCAAGTAATCAATAACAAACTGAGGTGAATTTTCCCCTGGGTACCACCGGCCAGCGTTATCTTTCTCCATTCCGAGGTTGGTCCAAAGATTAGACCAAATTAAAGCGCTTTTCTTTACATATTCGATAGTCATTTCGTTCCGCCTTGTTGTTTGTTTCCTTAGTTGATGTCTATATTATATGCCTGCATTAATTAAAATGCAAGCGTTTATTTTAATTATTTTTATCGCGTTGCCTGGATGAGCGGTTTTTGTCCAAGTTTCAAATTCCAAGGCGTTAACCGTTTACAGTCTGAACAGATACGTTTGTTCTGAGATCTCAGATCGACTAATGGACCCCGGCAATGCTGACATGTATTCATAAATTTCTATAGTTCCTCTGATTGCGGCTATTTCACGAATTATTGAGCGGTGTCGGTTAAGTACGGAAAAGCCATTTTCCTATTCTCTTTATAAACTTTTTAACTTTTTTACCTATTTACAATGGTTTTTACTTATATTTTATTATTTTTTTTTATTACTTACTTTATCTATATTATCTATCACTTCCGTCACTAATAAAGAAAAAGAGAGAAATAACAAAGGGTTAAGAGGTGGTGGATAGGAAAACTATTAAAAACTATCAGCTCCTTTATGTCACCCCCAATTTACGCTTAAAGTAATTTCAAGGGCTAAAAAGGGGTGAAACCAAAAGAGGGTGACGGAAGGACACGGAAACAGGCCACCCCCTTTTACGCCTCTCTGCCTACTGTTCGCGCCTGTAGAGGTTGCAAACCTCCCCTTTCATCTTTTTCCTATCTATTTTAATGAACCCCATAGTTATTAAAGTTTTGTTTAAACCCCTCCCTTGAGGAAATTCGTTATAACTTTCGTCATTTATCCTCGCGGCCCCGACTTTCTTATTCATCGAAGTCACATTAATAAAATTCTCGTTAATGTCTTCACAATTAAAGTCCTCTATTGCTTGCTCAATTAACTGTTGCTCATGGCTTTTAGATAGGTTAATCATATCCAGACGCGCCTGGGTTTCGGGTGCTCTATCTTGTTTCATAAAAGAATCAGGTATTTTGTGATCCTTCAACCAGTGATAAAGCTCGACTACTCCTCCCCGCATATCTTCATACAAATCGTGGTAATAGCCAGGGTTCTTAGTCCTAAACCCTATTAATGCTTTGGCTGATTGCCATTGTGAGGTGAAAATACAATACCTCCGATCTGAGTCATCAATGGGCAAAGCATCCCTATAATTCGTGAAAGCAAGATAATTCGAAGTATTTAAAACAACTCTAGGGTCGTGGCCTTTCTTCGTTACTTCAACATATTTATTTGAGATCGTCGGCTTCAACCGGTTTAGAATGTCATGCTTGTGGTAGTTGCCAATCTTCACCTCTTCAATGATATTCAAACATTGGCCCATTACCCAGGCATTAAACGGAGTTTCCAAGGTCTGAGCATTCATCACACGGACATTTGAATGCCCTAACACTAACTGCATCATTTCCCCTAGCAGACTCTTACCATCTCCCTGGACCCCTTGCAGTATGATGGCCCACGGAATCTTTTTCCCTGGGAATTGAACTTGATGAGCAAGGAAGTTAATCATAATCTGCTGTTCTCGCTCATCAGGTAGCAGATGTGCAATGTGGCCCTTCAACCGATCTGCTATATCGCTCAACGGATCAGGCTCATCATCTATGATATGCGGCTTATAGAGGTTCACATACCTCAACCCATCATGTTCAAAAACGTCCCCCTCTACTGGGTTATACATTGAGTTCTCGACCACTTCTATTCGCGAGTTAACAAACCGGACAGCACTTTGAGGGTCCCCCTCCGAATCTGGAGGAGTTTCTCTTGTGTGCTTAACGTCGAACGACTGAGCGCTCATCACGGTCTTACTTTCTTTGTGGAAATATTCTTTGGTTGCGGTCATATACACATAGTCATCGACAAAACCGCCGTCAACATCTCGGTTACGATGTTTATTGACCAGTCTTTTATGTTTCTTTTCGAGAGAGGTAATTGAAGGGGACTTCCCGCTAAACTTTTTGAACTTTTTTTGTAAACTGCGCAAATGTTGACTCAGATCAAATTCTGAAAGGTGTAATTTGGCCAATTCTTTTTGGCATTGCTCCAGCTCCTCCAAACTACCTGCCAAACTACCTGCTTTTTCTATCTGATCCCCTATCCCTTTAACAGTGTTCTCGTTGGCCCATTTGATAACAGATTTAAAGGTCGTAAGTTTGTCGCCATCGCTGTTGAAACTATCCCAATCTACCTGAAATCGTTCGCTATCGTAGCTACTCCCGCGCTGTGAGAAAGTATTAAAAAGCCCTTCCCCTTCCTCTCCGAACTGATGTTTAATGGCCATCCCGACTTTCAACCATTTGTTCCGGTCTTCTGCATATTCATCGGGTAGCTGAGCCAGATACCCCTCGGCATCCTCAAGAGTGATACCGTCCAAGGGCTGTTTTAGAGTGAACTTTAATAGGTCGGTGCTTTCCTCTATTTCTTCTTTAACTGGCTTTCTATCGGCTTGCAATACCTCTATTGCGCTCTGGGGTAAAGGGGGGAATAGCCCATCCCTCAACCCTTCTTCTAGGTCCCTGTGTACTGTGTAGCCTTCACCGCTGCGTATATAACCCTTTCCTGCGGCTTTAATGTCAAAGCCGGTAATGCCTAAAAGGTCACTACCCTGCGTTATCTCTACCTCTTCAGGTAGCTCAAACAGATAGTGCTCTCCACCCCTGGGCGTGGTCTGAAGTAGCGCCATCTCTGCTTCTAGCTCATCAATCCCTAGCCTTTTAAAGACCTTCTCCTTCAAGTTCGGGTTCTTATAGCTGTCTAAGTCGATGACAATAAAGCCATCCATTACCACGATCCCGAAACAGCCTTCTTTATCATACGGCCCTGCGTAAGTTTTCCATCCTTTAACCGATGGGATTTTGCTTTTACAGGGAAAGTAAGTGACGTTTACTTGGCCACGGTATAGTGTCATAATGTTCTTAATCATCTCGTAGTGCTCCGTATGGTTGGTATTACGGTTTGATTTAGCATGTTGTACCCTCATCATGTTGTATTTTAAGTCAACCCCTGCGGTTGGCTTTTTTTTTTGTCTCGCTCCTGACTGGTCAACAACTATAGCCCGCTCTCTCTACAAAGTAAAACCCCCTAATCTCAAACAAAAACCAATTTCATTTCATTTTACTATTTACATTTAGTGTAATTTCAGCCATTATTATCCCACCAAACACGCTAAAACACGCTAAAACACGCTGGAGTTACATAAAATGTCAATTGAGCAAGATATTTCCGATATTAAAGCCCTTTTAACTCAAGTTCTCGCCCGGATGACTTCATCTCCCGTTCAAGCCGAAAAACCCGCTGAAAAGAAGGCGACCAAAACCAAAGTAACGGCTAAAGAAGTAGAAAAAGCTGTTGAGCATTCAGGACCGACTAAGGAAGAAATTGAGTCTGGTAGGAAAGAGCTTCAATCCTTAGTAATGCAAATAATCCGTTTTTCCAAACGGGAAAAAGCGGTTGAAGTCATCCAATCTTTCGGGGTAAAGAAAATCTCTGAAATGAGCCCGGTAGATTTCCCTGAAGCGAAAGAAAAGTTAACTGCTATTGTCGAGGAAGGCTAACAGGTAAAACAATGGGGGGGGGTCATGTCATGATAGACCTAAAGCCGGAAAAGTGGAATTGCCCTCACTGCGCATCTTATCTGCGTGGTAGAGTCTATTACCTGAAACCCAACGGGAGGGAGGCAATCCCCTTGTGTAAAACTTGTGGCGAGGAGTGTACGGACTCGGCGAATGATGACCGCCTTTGCGATCTGAATCAGTTAGAAGAGGACGTTAAAAAAGCCCGTTATCAGCTAGAATATCTGAAACATAAACTTAGCGAATTGCAGAAAGAGTGGATCGATGACTGGGAACATGATACCCCCGGTGATGATAAACCGCTATACACTTATACTCGACAAGATACAGACTAAAGAGGAGAAACAATGTCAAATCACAATAGGTTATCCCCCTCAGGCGCGTCCTGGTGGGTCAACTGTCCAGGGGGGCCAAACCTCGTTGCCACCCTTCCCGAAAAGGAAGATAAAGGGAACGCGGCGGCGAATGAAGGTTCCCTGGCTCATGCGTTGGGTGAAAACTGTTTAGTTACCGGGGAAGTCCCAAGTTTTTGGCTAGATAGTAAAGGTGCTGAACTAGCAACGACTGACGAAGAGTCCGAGATGTTCAAGCCTTTCACCATCGATCAGGAAATGGTGACTTCAATTGAGGGTTACATTGCTTATATTCAGGGGTTAATGGGTGAAGACAAGGATTCCATTTTAATAGTAGAAGAGAAAGTCCCTCTTTTCTATACCGAAGGAACGGGAACGGCTGACGTTATCACCTACCAACCAAACGAAAAACGACTAATAGTCGTGGATCTGAAGTACGGTAAAGGCGTTAAAGTCTCCGCAGTTGATAACCTACAATTGATCGTTTACGGGATTTCGGCTTGGTTAGATCACTCTGAAATAGACAATATTGAAACCGTTGAAACTCATATTTATCAACCGAGAATGGACAACATATCTAATGCGTCTTATCACGTTGACGAGCTGGTGAAGTGGGTGCCTAAGATTGAGGAAGCTGCAAAAGCAACCGAAGATCCTAATGCCCCTTGCGTTGCAGGCGAGACCCAGTGTCGATGGTGCGATGCTAGACCAGTCTGTCGCGCCGCTATGGATGATAGCCTGAAACATTTTGAGGACATTAGCGACTTGAAACCCCTCGACACCATCACGCAAGAAGAGCAACGGCTGATTTTAGATAATCAGAAGAATCTCACCAGTTACATGAAAGCCATTGCTGAGTATGCGGAGGAATCCCTGCAAGCGGGTCGGGAGTTTTTAGGCTATAAAATGGTCGAGGGTCGATCTATCCGAGTTTGGAGAAATTCCGAGGATGCTGAAAAGCTCTTGAGAGGGAATTTTAAGAAAGGGGAAGTCCTCATTGAAAAATTAGTCTCCCCCGCCCAAGCCGATAAGCTTCTAGCGAACTCTACAACTCGACTACAGAATAAAGTTGACGCTCTAATCACAAAACCGAGAGGAAAGCCGACTCTGGCTCCGATCTCTGATAAGCGTCCGGCCATTGAGCCGGATTTTGTAAACCTAGACGAAACCAACCAATAATTGAGGATATAAATATGTCAGTACTTAAACTAAACCGAGTTCGCTTGTCATTCCCTGATCTTTTCAAAGCAAAGGCATTCGACGGCGGCGACCAAACCAATGCAAAATTTGGCTGTTCATTCTTGATGGACCCAACAAAGCATAAAAAAGAGATTGCAGCCATTGAAGCCGCCATTACCGAAACTGCGGAAACTAAGTGGGGCAAAGGCAAGATCCCGAAGAGCCTCAAAACCTGCTTGGGAGATGGAGATGAAAAAGATTATGCGGGTTACGAGGGAACCATGTTCATCTCCACTTCAACTAAAACGCGTCCCCCAGTTGTGGACCGCGACCTCTCCCCCATTGTTGAAGAAGATAATAAAATTTATGGAGGCGCTTGGGTCAATGCTACGCTGTCACTGTGGGCGCAGGATAATCAGTTTGGGAAGCGAGTCAATGCTCAACTCCGCTCCGTCCAGTTTGTTGCAGATGGTGAAGCGTTCGGGGTTGCACCTGTAGACGCGTCCCAAGAGTTCGAAGTTCTGGAAGACGACGACTTAATGTAAAAACTTCTTTACGCTATTAGTTTCTCCGTTTCAAACGGAGAAACTAATTTATAAATATATGAGGGTATAGCTATGACAGATATAGAAACCGCATTAATTGATTTTTTAAAAACTGCTACCGAAGAAATTCACGGGTTAATGGATAGCCCGGAACTCAAAGATAAAATGGGAGATTTTTTAAATTGCTTTTTTGAACTTTTAATGGAAGAAAGCCAAGATGGGAAAAACGGTTGGGTGTCTTGTATCATGGGCCAAGTGGACATGATTAGATCTGACAGATTAGCGTCTATTTATCATAAGTCAATGCATGCGGGTTTCTCTTCAGATCAAGCTTTTCAGCTAACTTTAGCAATGGCAAATGATAGGCCAGTACACGACATCTTGGAAAACCTGGCTACACTGAAGGAGCTGGCCAAGTGATCACCCACCTGGATTTTGAAACTTATTGTGATCTCGACATAAAGAAAGTTGGCGCGGCTAAGTACTGCGCCCACCCTTCTTTTGAAATCTTGATGCTGGGTTATACGACCCCCGAAGGCAATTACAAGGTATGGGTGCCGGACTGGTACGGCTCGTTCCATAATGCAACTGGAACGGAAGAAGAGATCCTCCAAGCCCTGAACTCTACAGTCATTGTTGCCCACAATGCGCCCTTTGAGCAAGGCTGTTTTAAAGCGGCTGAAAAGCTCCTGGGTTGGCCTGCTATTCCGCCAAGCAAGTTCTTTTGTACTGCTGTTTTGGCTGCATCTCTGGCTCTCCCCCGTAACCTGGAAGGTGTAGCAACTGCGCTGCAACTCTCTGTAAATAAAGACCCGGAAGGCAAGCGACTAATCAAGAAATTCTGTTGTCCTCAGAAGCCCACGAAGAAGCAACCGAACACAAGAATCCTGCCATCGGATCAACCCGAAGAGTTTGAGAAGTTTATCGCTTATTGTCTCGATGATGTGAGGACAGAACACTCGGTTTATAATGCGCTGAACCGCTACGCTCCACACGCTATCGAAAAAGAGTACTGGTTAGCGGATAACCGCATTAATAACCGGGGCGTACCGATTGACGTTGATACCGCTAAAAAGTGCTTGAAGATCATCGACGCCTACGCTAAAGCCCAATCTTCTCGATTCAAAGAACTGACGGGTTTCAACCCGACTCAGACAGCTAAACTGTTAGAATGGATTAATCAGTACCGCCCTTTCGATAACTTGCAATCAGCAACCATTGACGCGGCCCTCTCTGCTCCCGATCTACCAGAAGTCATCAAAGAGCCCTTACAGATCCGTAGATCTATCTCTCGAAGTAGCACTAAGAAGATTAAAGCGATGCTGGATACGGCTATGGACGATAACCGAGTCCGTGGCGCTCTACTCTTTCATGGCGCTAACACTGGCCGTTGGGCTGGCAGACTCATCCAGCCTCAAAACTTCCCACGCCCTACCCTCAAAAACATCGAGGGCATTCTTGAGTTGATCCGATTTGAAGGCGCTACTTACCAAGACCTGGAATTGACCTTTGGTGATCCGCTGGAGTGTATCTCTTCGATACTCCGTAGCTTGATCTGCGCCCCAGAAGGTAAAGAGTTTGTGGTAGCCGACTATACCGGCATTGAGCCGCGTGTACTGTGCTGGTTAGCGGGTCAAGAAGATGTTCTTGAACTCTACAAAGACCCCTCGTTTGACCCATATATCGACATGGCGGCTTATGTCTATGACATCCCCACTGGTGAAGTGACTTCCGATCAACGCGCCCTTGGTAAAGCCATCATCCTGGGCTGCGGTTATGGCATGGGGTTCAAAACCTTCATGGCCACTTGTGAAGCCTGGGGGATTCCCATCACTGAAGCACTAGCAAGAAAAGCAGTTGAGGGATTCCGCAGCCGCTACGATAAAGTAAAAAGTTATTGGTCAAGGATTGGTAATGCGGCGTTGAAATTGGCGGGTGAGCCTTCAGGCTTTAGTTACCCCGTTGGTAAAGTCGAGGTGCAACGGCGTGGCGCGTTCTTGTTTATTAAACTGCCTACCGGCCGAAGATTGTCATACCCTTTTGTCAAAGTCACTAAGCGCAAAGCCCCCTGGGGCGACCTCATGGACGCGGTTACTTTTTATGGTAAACAAGAGGGGACCGTTCACTGGGGTGACCAATCCACATATGGGGGAAAGTTGTGTCTAGCAAAAGGGGCACAAGTCCTTTCCCGTAACGGGTGGGCGCTTATTGAAACCATAAAACCCGGCACCGAGGTTTGGGATGGGGAGGACTGGGTAACTTGCGACGGCCACGTTTGCAACGGCGTAGGTGAAACGATTTCTATTAATGGCGTTAGCATGACGCCAGATCACGAGGTGTTGACTAATGAAGGTTGGAAAACCGCATCACAGAGCAGTAGACATAACCGGCTTGAGAGTCGGCTACCTAGTAGCAATCGAATACGCTGGGAGCAATGGGAAGAAATCCCTTTGGTCGGTGAAGTGCGATTGCGGGAAAGTAATCACCATGGCCTCTTCAGAGTTAAAGAAACAGGAAAAGAAAGGCGTCAAAGCGTCTTGCGGGTGCAAGAGGATAGAAACCATGAGGGAGAAAAGAACAGATCACGGTATGTCGGCGCATCCCGCTTTTGCCGTATGGCGAAGCATGCTAGATCGTTGCAGACTCCCTTCTCATCAAGCCTGGGAGAACTACGGAGGGAGGGGGATAACAGTCTGCGAAGAATGGCAATCAGCGTTCCAGAACTTTTGGGCGGATATGGGGCCAACCTACCAGAAAGGACTAACACTGGACAGGATAGACAACGAAGGGAACTACTTCAAAGAGAACTGCCGTTGGGTAACCTACGAAGTTCAGGCAAACAACCGAAGAGGAAATATTCGCATAAATGGGGAGACAGTGAAACAAGTATCAGAAAGGACAGGGGTTGCCCGCTCCACAATACTTTACCGCCTAGATCATGGTTGCCCATTAGACAAGATAGGAATGCCCCCCAATCCAGGGCACAACTTTTCGACCTTGTAAACTGCGGACCTAATAACCGCTTTGTCGTTAAGGACAGTGAGGGGTTCCCGCTAATAGTTCACAACTGCGAGAATATTTGTCAGGCGGTTGCAAGAGATCTCATGTGTAACGGGATTGTTGAAGCAGAAGAAGCTGGTTATCCTGTTATCCTGACCGTCCATGATGAGCTAATCTCTGAAGTTGAAGTGGGTTATGGCTCTGTTAAAGAGTTCGAAAAAACCATTTGTAAATTACCGGCCTGGGCTGAAGGTATCCCACTAAAAGCTGAAGGTTATCGAGCAAAGAGGTATAGAAAATGACTCCGCAAGATCAAAAATTATGGCTGCTTGAAAAGTTGAAAGATAAACCTGCTTTAATAGAAAGTCGGGGGGTGGATAACAAAGTCCACTTTTGCCCGCCTGGAGGCGGTACGACTTTTAAAGTTTGGGCGAAGCTAGAGAACCTAGAAAAGTTTGAAAAGAAGGTAAAGCGTTGTGGGGGCTTTAGTGCCCCAAGAAAATATGTACCCGCCGGGGTTCGCTACACTGAAGGGAAAGGCATCCCCTCAACGGCTGAACAGAAGAAGATCATTAAGCGTTTCAGAGACTCAGGAGAAGAAGAGAACGCCCTACAATATGAGGCTATGATGTTATGTTAATCCCAAGATCGTTAAAACACCTAAAAATTACTGATATGGATCGACTGTTGTTAACCCCGCTAATCAAGCATTGGGGTGTGACTTCTCAAGCGTTTCAGACTGCGGAACTCTCAAGTGAAGATATAGGGAAGATGTATATTTTGGAAGTGGAAGGAAGAGCCAGACCGATGTTATTAGATCGGCTGTTTTCTCGATATAGCCGAAAGATAGTTGAAGAGAGGCGAGAAAATGAAAGTTCTTGATCTATTTAGCGGTATCGGTGGATTCAGTCTCGGTCTTGAACGAGCGAGTTTTGAGACTGTGGCTTTTTGTGAAGTGGATAAAAAAGCGCAATTAGTTCTAAAAAAGCATTGGCCGAACTTGCCAATTTTTGATGATGTGAGGGAGTTAACACATGACAGTTTACGAAGACTTGGAATTGAACGACCTGAGGTTATCTGCGGAGGCTTTCCTTGCCAAGATATTTCAATTGCAGGAAACAAGGCCGGAATTAGCGGAGCTCGCTCAGGGTTGTGGAGCGAGTATAAACGAATTATTGGCGAAATCAGACCTGATTACGCAATTATCGAAAACGTGGCAAACTTGCGAAATACGGGCCTTGTCACCGTCCTGCAAGATCTCTGGGAGATCGGGTACGATGCGGAATGGCACCTTATCCCAGCTAGAGCCGTTGGCGCACCTCACCAGAGAGATAGGATCTGGATCATTTCCTACCCCAACATCACAAGAAGCGGGCCATATCAAAGGGTTGACGACAAAAAACGGAGCTCCCGCACGTCCAGGGGAGAGAGCCTACAACCCGACAACAGGGAGGCATACGCAAATAACGTTGAACAGATACGT